CAATGAACTTCAATCACGAGCAGATTCGTAAGATTGTTGAGAACGCTCCCGGAGCAACTGTCATCTCGTACTCAGAGATGAGTGGCAAGGACACTCCCAACGCTTACATTCTCGCTGACAAGGGTCGTATGGTCAAAGACCTACCGACTCAGGGCAACGGCAACGGTGTTGACTTCCCTGCGCTTGAATGGGCAGTGAAGAATCGCCAACGCTCCAACTCGCCAATCATTTGGGTGACCGATGGTGGCGTGTGCGGAACGAACAGTGGATTCCATAACTCGCTTGCGATGCAGTGCATCAACTTCTGCAAGAAGCACAACATCGTTGTCGTGCCGTTCGTAGAAGAAGCAATCACCGAACTTCGCAAGATGAAGAATGGTGGCAAGCCTGAGTCTCGTTACCCTCAGATGCTTCGCAACGCTTGGCAAGAATCAATCGGAACGGAACTTCCGTTACGGGGATAAAGGATTCACGGCCAGTGGGGTTTCTTTCTCTCCACTGGCCGTGGCAACTTCGCATTGTGATGGGTCACCGCAACCCTCCGGGTTAAGTTCCTTCCCCCCAAGGTTGGTGACTCATCATGATGTCGATACAATAAATAACTACTTACTAGAAAAGGAAAAAAACAATGGACAAGCTTTACGCTTTCATGGGAGACGCAACACATCAGGATTCACCTGATGGTCTCAACGGATACACCATCATTGCCAACGATGCTCCTGAGCATATTGTCAACGAGGTGAAAGAGGACAACGAGGACACCATAGTCTTCTTGGACCGAGAGATGATGGACAGGATTGCATTTGCCTGTGACGCACTGGTAGACAAAGTGAGCGTTCCTGATGGTCACTGGCTTGACCTGACAGAGCCTTACATTCTCTGCTGGGATACTGAAGAGGCTACGCAGGACGCTTTCTAGATGCCCTATCAAGGGCTCTCACAAAGCCGGCGATACCGGTGACCGCTATGCAGTTCACCAAAGGCACGTCTCTCTCCAGCAGTTGTATAACCACCCAAAGTATCGAGCCGTACACGGCCGATGCCAGGATGAAACCCAGCACGCCGGCGATGGCAACTCCCAGTAGAAATCCAGTTATCTGTTTTTCTTCGAGTTTCTCGTCGGTGTCTGGTATCACCCGGTGTTTATTAATCGACGGTGGTGGAAGAAAAAGCTCCGACCTTCTTAGGCGGTCATCCTTGCGCATCGATATCTCGAACTATCTGATGAACACGCTGACGGCTCAGGTCAAACTCGTCTGCGATTTGGCGGAGGGATTTACCGGAAGCTCGCATCTCAAGAATCTGTTTATTCCGATTAACGTCAGTGGCCGGTCCAGGACGAAGAGGTCCCCAAATCCATCCCGCGACGCTCGAGAGCTCCCGCGCTCTTTCTTCAGAAAGTTGATTTTTTCGATATCTCTGTCTGGTGTATCCAACCCAAGCTCCCAGATTAATTCCGGAATCTTCGAATTTTTCAACATGAGCTGCCGGCACGTGCGTGTGGCCTTCCCGATTAGAGAACTGTTTAAGTGCTCCGATATAAGTTTTAAAACGAGTGGTGTTGTCCATAGTCGAGATATTAATACAAGAATGGCCTTTTAGATGGGAGCACGCTTTCACAATGAATGACGAATCCAGATACAATCCAATAAATAGATATTGCCTATTTGGCAGGAAGACCGAGGCCCCAGTGGGTGACGACGATTATAAGAAAAACTTCAATTTCGAACAAGGTGAAGAGCTCATGGATGAGCTGAATAACTTCGATGGCATTTCTCCGGAATTAGCAAAAAACATGCAGGCCGAGCTGACCCAAGCTCTTCGAGGTTCGGACAATATCCTGGTAGTCGGCACTGAAGGGGAAAGGACAGTAACAATTGTTATTGCTCCTCAGGTAGTTGTCGGTAGTAAAGGACCGGTATTGATTCCATCCTCAGACAAGGGCCGCATTGTTGCCATGGTGTCTAAAGAGTTTATTGAAAAATGTGCCGTTAAATGTCAAAACGAGGAAGACCAGGACGGGGCTCAGGAAAAATGGGAGCAGCTGCTTGAGTTCTTTTTCGAAAAAACGTTAGAATTAGCCGATAGTGGCAGCGGCCCTGTTCTGGAAATTCCAGACTTTATCCCCGAGGAGGGTATTTAAATGACGGTGGTGGAAGAGACCTATTACGAAGAGCCAATTACCTGGGATGAAGCTGCGGCCGCGGTTGTTTTTCAGATTTTCGCATTTAATCTCGTGGCCATGAACAAGCTAGAAGATATGCGCACGCAGCTCGACTACATGATTTCTAAAAATGTAGGAATTTCCCCAGAGGCCTGGATGGGCCCTGAAGAAATGTCGGATTTTTGGAAAATACTGGCAGCGGTTACACGTGCTGCGGCCGGCGATGCAAAAATTGAGTTTTTCGGAATTAATCCAGAACGTGCACTCGACGCGGAAAATATGGAAAAAATGATTAATAATGTCGCCGGCCTAGTAACGCGCAAACAAAGAGATTACGGCTGTGACAATATTATGCGATTCGGAAGACTCGGCCTCCTGGTTCGGGTTCATGACAAAATCGCAAGATTAGAGAATTTAACAGCGCGCGGCACGGTCCCCAACAATGAATCAATTGTGGATAATTACCTAGATGTAATTGGTTACTGCATAGTCGCGATGATGTTCGAGCGCGGATGGTTTACTCTTCCGCTAAAAGAAGCCTAGAAATACGAAGGTCCCCAGGGGAATGATAAGAGTCCGCCACCTACGTACCCGTTACAGACAAGCAACTTCACTCAACCCCGGGGAGCCCCGCGATGCTGCACGCAAAGGAAAGGGTCTCGCTATGCAGCAGAGAAACGATACCACATCCACAGGCTGTGGAAAAGAAACTTTAAAAAACTTGGCCTTTCGAGTTGACGGTGGTGGATGAAGCTGCTACAGTTCTCCTCGCTTGGTCGTTAGACCAAACATAAGATTGACGTCACATCTACAACCACCTGATTCAAGTTCGCGGAAAATTCCGAGGGCCTACTTTGAGTTTGCCAAAAACTGGTTAACAAAAAGCAAAGGTTCCCCCGGACCCCCTCCAAAGGGGTTTTCCTTACTGACTGTTTTAGATTAACTAAATTGACATTGCCTACTAACTTTTATCAATTCAGCTTGAGAATTTAATTCTCAACTAGACTTGACAAAACCTTTCACGGGGATTAGAATAATAAGATGCTAGAAAAACCAAAAAAATCTCGAGGTCCAGCTAAGAAAACGCTTGAGAAAAATGCTGCAGCTAAAAAAGTTTCAGAAGAACAAATTCTCGAAGTTTTTGAATTCTGGAAGCTAACGTTTAAAGGCCGCAGCTTGGCGGTTCTGGACCATGCCAGAAAAGTATTAATCGGCAGCGCTATTCACCACTATGGAGTAGACGTCGCGAAGGATGCAATTACTGGGTGCACAATGTCTGACTTCCATATGGGCCGCAATAAGCAAAACAAGAAATACACGGGAATAGAGCACATCTTCAGAGACAATGCACGTATTGAGGCAATGTTAGACAAGCTCCCTCGAGACGATAATGACAAGAATGAACCAAATTGGTAATAAACAAGCTGGCCGCCGCCGGCTGCGAATAAACAGGAAAAACACAAAATGAGTAAAAGCAAAAAGAAACACCCAGTCTTCACCTCCCAGCCTTACCCGCTGTACGCATGGGGCATGTGGGTCGAGCCGGTCTTCGACGACGACTTCCAGAATATTGTCGAATATGAATTTAATATCGACAGACTTACAATTGTCGGCTGGCAGCAGCGCGGGGACTTTATAGAACCCATGGTATCTACAATCGGGTATGGCGTTATCTCCCTGTATGACTGCGCGGGTTACCCGGACTTCAATACGCCACGTCCGCCGCAAGAATTCAGAAACTACACCCACGAAGACTTCGTCCTAGTAGAGATAGCTATGGCAGAGCCTGACAGTGACGTGTACGCAGTAGCAAAGAACTCCTGGATTATGGTCCAGAGGAACCGTGCAAAATACCGTAATAACCCGACGGTGGTGGATGAGAACCTCCATGCAATTTGAAAAAGAAAATGAGTACCGGTACGTTCCGGGATTAATCGAGAATCGAGGAAATATGAACAACGTTCGGATAAATCTAGCCAAAGATTTAGACGAGGTAGGTCTTCTTCTTTTAATCGCTTTGTTCACTTCGGCCAATTACCCAATGACCGTGAGCGAGGAAGAAATCCACAAAGAAATAACTTCTTTGCTTGATGCCGGCGACTGGGACAGCTTGGCTTATAAAGGATTAAAATGGATTCGCGAGCTAACAGGTGAATAAGTTCGAATGTGAAGAACTCACCAGAATTGCTTACGCGATGTATAACCTCCAGATACTCCTATCTGACGAGAAACACATCTTTCGTTCCTGGTTCGCCATGCTTAGCGATATCGAGTACGACGTAGCTAGCGAAGCTTTTAACGATTTAGCGATTTATGCCAATTTTCTACCACGTCCGGGTGAAGTGCGCCGGCGAGCCATCGACATGACGACGGGCGGCGAAAAGCATCCAGATGCTGCAACAAGCTGGGGCATACTCCAGTCCATGCGTAAAGCAACAGAGGGTGGTCAGTTCTACCAGGGGGAGAGACCAGAAGCAATGATTGAGACCATGTCCCTTTTGGGAGCATCAGCCAACGACCTGCATACCAACGGAGATAGGGAAACTTTTGTACGGGTATATAATAAGGTGGTAGAAAAGTTGGAACAAAAGAAGTACAAGAAGGTTAGTAACCTGACGGTGGTGGATGATAATGCCTAAACTAGAATACCCACACAAAAAGGAGTATATCGGATGAGGTATATTATTGGTTCGGCACTTATATTGTGGACGTACAGGTCAAGACGTATTGACCCGCTTAGCAAATCACTGCTCTACGCATTGGTCGCGGCAATCGTGTACTATCTTCCTTAATGAAGCGTAACCCAGGACGACCAACCATAATTCCAACCAAACCCTTTAGTACGGTAACAATCCGGGTAAGTAAAGAGTTTAAAGAAAAATTAATCCAGCAAGCTGATGCTGTCGATTTAACCCTTACTGATTACATAACAGCTCTCGTAGAGAGAGACAGTGCGTAAGCCTCAGAAGTCCCGTCAACCTGACAAGTGGTCTGAAGTACACATACGCCTGAAGGGCTCACTAAAGAACGAGCTGATTGACTATTCTCGCCGGCACGACCTGTCGGTAGGTCAGGTAGTGAACTACGCGATTTTCCTACTGCTGCAGGAAGACAAAGGAATCCCCACCCCCGGCACGGCCCAGTACTCTCTCCCCACGATGGAGGAGTCTATTGTCGCATACATGAAGGGCGAGACCCTGCTGCAGCCCTGTGGACAAGTTAGTTGTACGATGCAACTAACCGAGTTGGATGGCATGACGTTCTGCAACACTTGCAACATTCGCATTTTGTAATTTGCGTTTGTAATTTTGGAATTTGAAATTCTGCCGCAAGGCCTAGCTTTTTGGACTCTTTTTAAGAAGCTTTTAGGGATAATCCCTATCCTCCCCAGAACCAGCTGTCTATCGCAATAATAACTAACGCAACCCCAACAACCGTCATGATGAACTTCTTCATTAGTGACTCCACATCTGAGCAAGTGTTGGTCTAATCGGCTTGACTCCCCTGCGTCTCTGCTCTGCGGCTAACTGTCTACTGGTCAATCCGGCCCATACTCCGTGCATATCTGCTGCCGGAAACTCGAGTGCATACTCCAAGCACTGCGGCTTAACAGGGCAGTTACTACATATCCTTCTAGCCTCGGCTATATAGGTAATGTCCTTATGTTCTTTGGGGAACATTAGGTTGGTCAATCCTTTACAAGATGCGTGTCCAAACCAGTCTTTTCTGCCAATATACAATCCCTCTAACGGTTGACTATTATTATTAGTAGATTTTTCTTTGGGCACTTTTGTACGTCCTTTTATATAGGTTCGTATTAATTACAGCACATATAAATACCTAACCCTGACACGATATTAGTAAACTCAATTGTGTAGTATTAGAGTTATGCCAGTTACATACGGACACTCACACGAACAGCCAACTCACACGTCTCATGACCTAGAGCAGTACACAAAGTGGTTTGAGCTAATGAATATGGACTTTGAGCTACTCCATATCGGTCATAGCTGGATGTGTAACGCATGGTCACGAGAGAAGAACTCAGTATTAGTCTCTGGTTCGGGGACGAAAAAAACAGTCTCTGAAGCACTCCATGCTTGTTACTCAGACATACGTACTTCTACTAGGTAAGTTGTTTAACCCTTATGGGGATTCTTAGGGTTTTCGAAACTACATAGCCTCTTGAATAAGCGGCCGTTTGTTATTCAGGGTCTTTATTTGAAGACTTCCGGTTGGTTGCCTCTTGAACGAATGTCTGTAAAGGAGCACCCGTATAAGGGTCAAACTTGGAAGCGACGGTTAAAGCCTTTGTACAGGCAGACCTGGCTTGAGTTGGGGTTGGGCGTTTGTTCCCTAGTAGGGAATGCAAAGCACCTAGAGCGTAAGAAGAGCCAGTCCCTATGGAGTAAAGGTAGTTAGCCTCTGTTGTCCAACTGTAGTCAGACTCAATAATGTAGATAGTGCCGTTTGTGACGACAATAATCGAAGAACCTTGTTCCGCTCTATGCTCTTTAGAGTCTCCGGAGTCAGGGGGTGAATACCCCTGGGAATCAAAGCAAGCTCGTAAACTTGGGATAAATTTACCCGTAATAAAGGAGTCAAGCTTCTTTCCCCTTAGTCCTGGGGTAGGAGGAGGAGGTTGAAATACATGGTGCAATATGTTAATTGCTCGCATTTCGCCAGCTGCACCAAGCAAATATTTGCCATTTACGGCGATTTTGGATGAGCCATTACCTAGAGTAGATATCTGATAGGCGTCACCGGACTCGTTAAAAGAGGAGATGCGTGTATCGCACCCCACTACGGCAAAGCCGTCTCCCTGAATTCCGACGATTGTTGTCATTACTCAGCAATATATTCCACGCCACGGAACATGCACCAACCGTTGTATATCGGTGCTACTTCATAGGAGAACTTGTGCTTGCCGGTATCTTCGTAAGTGACCACTCCGACGCCTTGTTGCCAGTTTTCGTGCCTTGTTAATGGGCGGCCGTCAAGGTCTACGCCTCCACGAGTGGACGGAATCGCCCCATCGGTACGGCAAAGGCATCCAGGAGATGCAGCCATGATAGTGCGGGCACCGTCAAAGTCTTCTCTGGTCTTGAAGGCTGTCTCAATACGGTGAATATGTCCGTAGATAACAGAATGCTTCTCGTTATTTAGATATACATGGGCTGTTGAGCCAGAAGACTTAACGCGGTCGCCGTGAATAATACGTAGTTTCTTATTTATCCACAGGTCTGCGGCCGGATATCCAGGTCTGTACTCGACTCCGTAGTCTTCCATTCGGCAGAGATACGGAACTGACAGTACTGGCCATGATTCTGGGGTATTGCCTTTGCGTAGTCCATAGGCTGCTCCAGCATTCTGAACTAGATACTTTGGCATTCTCTCTTCATGGTTTCCAGCCAGCCAGACAATCTTGGCATTTGGGGCTGCTGCTCGCATTTGAGCGCAGAACATTGCGGCTCTGTCGATTGAAGCCTGGGTGGTTTGGGCGTATGAAGGGTACGTTACGTACTTTCCCATCTCCGGAAGGTCGAGGTTGTCGCCAACACAAGCAACTAAATCCGGTTGGAGCTTCTTTATCATTGCCAAAACGATATCCATAGCCTTGTCATCGTGTGAAGGCTCTAGCTCTCCGTCTTTATTTCGGAAGAAACCTATCTGTATATCAGGCACCACAACACAGGTTTTGAACCCTGTTGAGGCTTTAGGTTTTGTCGTTGTCTTTTGTAGTTGTATGGGCTTGCTTTGTTGGACTATCGGCCAGTCCGGACCGTTGTCCCATTTGGGTGAAAACTGGATTGCTACTCGGGCTGAATCCCTTGTCTCGGAAGGGTTATCTGGGTTTTGGGTGGAAGATTGGTTGATTGTTATCTTCTTAATGTCCCCCACATCGTCGAGACTAATATCTTTGAGTTTCAGCATTTCTGCAATTGACTCAAGGACCTTCTTGTTTTCTTCAGATTTCTTCTTTTCTTTGGCCATCGACCCGAGAGCTGAAGAAAGTGTTTCTTTCTTTGCGGACATTATTTACCCTCGTTCTTAGCTATGCAGCTATCGATAGTTTCACGTATACAACAGTTAAAGGAAGGGTCCTTGAAACATGCTCTTTTTACACCTACGACATCTCTTCCTATAGAGTGACCGTCGGAACATAGTGCCCTTGTGATATCCATAGTTGAGGCTTCGCTTGCCATAGCAAGAATAAGCGCCTCTTTTGTTTCCTTATCCAGCGATGTGGTTATGGAGCCAAATTTACAGGCTTTTTTGCTTTCACCTTGGGCTACAGCTCTTAGTGCATCTTTAAGCACGTTTCCTCCAACTTGGTTACGACACCAAAGGCGTCATGTATGTCAACACGAATACTACACTATGTCCACAGGTTGATGTAGTATTACCTCATGAAGGTCGACAGGTCAGTAGAAGTCAAAAGAGCATTAGAAGAAGCCCTTAGTTCTTCCGAATCAAAGGATGCTGACTTCTTGGTCAACGCGGTCTTAAAGACGCTCGATAAGCAAAAAGTCTTTCGGTACCATAACGAAAACGCGATAAACCTAATATCTACATCTGGGAGGGTTTTGATTGCTTTAATGGAAGACCCGACGATGACTCAGCGTGCTTTATCTGTTTATTTGGATTTAAGTGAGACAATGATTGATAAAACAGTCAAATTATTGATACAAAATGGCCTCATTACAAAGACAAAAACACAACGACAAAATATTTACAAAGTAAACGTCGAAGAAGTCAAAAATCACCCTGATATACAGCACCTAAAAGAAGCCATCTCCGGCCTATTTGGTGTGACTGTTGTCAAATCTGGCGGAAAAAACACGGAAGAATCAGTTTTCTAGATAGAATTTCGGGATGAAACTAGATAGCAACATCTCGGTTAGCTTTAAAGAGAACTCCGGAACACATTTCGTTCTTAAATACGTCAAGTTCAAGGGTGGCCTGGCCGACGTAACGTTGGCCTCAAGTCTCTTTAGGGGAAAGATTCAAGACAAGAACAAGGCAAGAAAGTCAGCAGAGATTCTTGCTAGAGATGGATGCATATCTAACGTCTCTGGAGATACTTACAGATTGACCAGAAAAGGCATGGAAGTGATTATGTCAATTGGCCGGCAGAGTCAGGTGGGGAAGCCTGAACTCCGAGACTGACAAGCCAGGCACTAAATACCTCGTCAGCAAGAGGCATAAACCAAACTTGGCATGACTCCATGTCTCTTGTGTTCCCAACTAGGGTCCAGCAGACATCTAGGGACTTGTCTACATAGCAAGAACCAACATTACACTCCATGCCGAACCTGTCAGCAAACCAGCGGACCGCACATCCGTACTCGTCTATGAAACATTCGCCTTCGTTGCCATGAGGGCAATAGACGGACTCTATTTCTATTTCCGACTTGACAATTTTGAGTATTAATTTGTGGCCGTCGTTATGCCACATCATTTCTTCAAGGGCCATAGATACTCTCGTTTGGATAAATTTGAATTTTTTAGCTCAGCTCTTAACATCAGCCATGAGCTAACTACAAAATAGCACCAATACGGGTTTTTTAGGCGTTAGGTGTTGTTGTAGTTTTGGGGGTTCTACGGGTTGTCTCTTTTTCAACTTCAGAGTCGGCGACTGCGCTCTTTTTGTCAAAACGAGTGAATACAGAGTTAATCTCCGTAAGAGTTAGTTTTCCGTCATCCAGGAAGGCGCGAGAGAGTCCTTCAATAACGGTGGCAACGCCGGCGATACCGGCCATCAATATGGCTTTAGTCATGCTTACGCCCGCAATAGCGCCAGCACCTACAACTCCGAGACCGGAGGCCGCAAAGGTTGCGAATATTCGAAGAAGAACGTTAAGAAACAGTTCCTTCTTCATTACGCCTCAGGAGCTTCTGCGGCTTTCTCTGCTTCAGGCTCGATGACAGCTTCTACTTCTGCAGGTGCTTCTTCTACCTTTGTCTCTTCAGCGGCTGGTTCTTCGGCTTTAGCCTCTTCAACAACTGGCGCTTCTTCCTGCTTCTTCTTTGCAGGCTTGGCTTTAACAGATTTGGAAACAGGAGCGTTTGCTGCTCCTTCTTTCTTGGCTGCTCTTTCTTCTGGGCTTAGCTTTTTCACAGCGTTTCCTCGTCTTCCTTGGTTTCTTCTTTAACTTCGTCAGGCTGAATTGCTTTGTTCTCTAGCACTGGAGGAAAAGTTTCTTTTGGTGCCGCAATAACTGGTTCAGGCTTCTTTTTGGTTTTCTTTGCTTCTTCTTGCTCAACCTTTAGGTCAGCTTCAATGTATTTGGCATTTAGTTCGGCGCGATATGTGTCAATTTCTTCTTGGCTAGAAGGATTAGGCCTGCTCGGACTTGGAATACTCGGAATATTGGCAGCGCTTACGCCGCGCTTTGCCATTTCGGCTTGACGTGCTTTAAATAGTGGACTGTCACTCATTGTGTTTCATCTCCCGAATCGTGTGTACTCATTTTAGATGATTGCTCGGCACATCTCAGGGAACAAAACGTTTCTTCTCCACGGAGTCTAACCATCCCTCTTACGGAGGGTTTCTTGCAAGATGGGCAAATCATTGGCGAGTTCTTTGTTCCGTAATACTTGACAGAGATTCCATATATGGCAGGGTCCAGGACGACCTGTTTTGTCGTGCCGGCCATTACCTTTGCTGGCTTCTTGCCGGCCATCAGGCGTCTCCCTTTACATGGTCACGAATGTGCTGGTCAAGCTTTACTTCATTACGGACAACGGTTTCCTCAACACGGTCGATAGACCGGCCAAGACTTTTACCTATAATATCTAGCTTGTCGGATACGACTCCGTGGTCAGACTTGTTTTCACGTCGTCCTTTTTCAACAAGGGCAACTAGTACGGCACCGACTACCGTGATGAGAGCAACTGTGATTGCTTCCATTCGGAATCATGCACCAGGCTTAGGAAGGGCGCGCCATGCAGCTTCAAATTTTGCTGGGTCTTTAGCCATTGCAGGAGAAAGCTCTAAATGCAACCACTTGCCCCCGAATGAACCAGCATTGTCTTTTGCGTCATAAATCTTGACCGACTTAGGGTCTGTGCCTTCGCCGCGGGAACATCTATATCCACGACCGTATCCAGGCTTACCGTCTTTCGCGGTCGCATCAAAAGCGTAGTCGTGAATTTCTTCGATACCGAGTTCAAGAGTATGTGCTAAGAACCAGTTCCACATTTCAAGACCAACCTTACGGTCTGTGTAGCCGAGGTCACATGCTGCTCCAGTAGCGTGAACGCTGAGGAATTTCTCCATGCCTGGGTCGCCAATCTTTTTTCCCTCAGTATGGGAGTTACGCATCAATCGTGGGGAATAAATCCCCAAATTAGTGGCTTTCCATCTCTTGCCCGCAAGTTCAACGAGTTTTTGGGTTCCTGCTTGTGCGCCTTTTCCATCAAAACTGGGGTAATAAGAATATTTTCTTGCCATGAGTGGTCTCCGTTGCATGAATAGTTTTCCGCGACCGCTTTTGTATTACAAAAACGCTTTTACATTGTACCTCATTAAAATGTGCCCTTAAATAAAGGAACACAAATAGGAGAAACTATTTATTCTGTGACTCTCTGCGCCTTATATATATAAGTGTAAACATCCCAAAAAGTATTGACGACAAACCGAGAAGCAAGCTCTTGGTAAACGCTCCACCTGTTTTAGGCAAATCATGACTATGTGTGCTGTGGTCGTGAACCGTAGTTGTCGTAACTTTAGCGACTATCGGAACTGTTGTTTCTACAACCGAGGTAGTTGGGGCCGTGGTATCGGCAACAGTCGTACTAGGCACAGCCTTTATTGTGGTGCTTGGAACAACAGCGACGGTAGTGCTTGGAGTAATACTGGTAGTAGTGCTCGGGGCAAGAGTGCTGGTTGTTGTACTGGTAGTACTAGTGGTACTAGTAGTACTGGTAGTACTGGTTGTACTGGTAGTACTGGTTGTACTGGTAGTAGGAGCAGCTGTTGTTGTAGTTGGAGGATTCCAAGAAACTGTTGCCGAGACCGTTTTGGCTACGCCGTTGACTGTAGCCGTAGCTGTGTAGACGGCTGTTCCAGTTGAATTTGTCCTAACCGTTAATGTAGCTACGCCACTTGCGTTAGTGGTGGCAGTTAGTGTTTGCCCGGCATCTGGGCCACTACTGACAGTAACCGTAACCGTTACTCCGGACTGAGGGACTCCAGCAAGTGTCTGGGCAGTAGCAGTAATAGTTAGGTCTTCTCCAGCATTTGGAGTAGCTGGACTGATGGCAAGAGTGAAAGAACTAGGCAAAGACACAGACCCGCCACCAATAGAAACTGCTTTTCTAGTGCTCGAAACTGACGGGTATGGATAATCAACAAGAGTCTTTAGTGTCCCTACGTTTCCGGTAAAGTACCCGTGCCAACAGGCTGCAACTATTGAGTTACTTAATGCAAAGTCTGAAATACCGTCAGCCGTTGCATCAGGGCCGCCGTTACAACCACCGTTGTTGTAGGTGGCGCTTGGAAGTAGTGCGCTAAGCCAACCGTATGAACCCATGTTGGCAAATAAACCACCACCGGAGTTAACGAAGTCGGCAATTTTTTCAGCGTTTGTTGTGAACGTTGCTTCAATTACTGAAGAGCGAGACCAGTTGTCTGGAATCCAGATTAATACTGGCTGTGCGGAAGTAATTGTTGAAGCAAAAAATGCCTCTATTTGAGTATTTGTTGTATAGAAATCAACACCAGGGGCTGTTGTAAACTCTGATACGTATTGGGTAATTTTTGTCGCCCATGATGAACCACATGAGTTATTTGCTCCGTTAGAACCAAGGATTGCAATGCGGCCATTATTTGGGTTTGTTGCACCATCGTGAACTTTCTTTAGTACACGAGCAATATATAAGCCGGTATTTTCTCCGCCAGAGTGGCAAACGGGGTCCATACCATCAAGAACGATTGGCCCGCCGCCAGTTGTTGCACGAGCTGCGCTTCCTGAAATCAAAACCCCACTGTCGGAAGAATAATTAATAGGTAACGCGC